GACAGCGCTACCTAAGTGTCAGTATACTACCAGCGACTTAGAACTGCTAGTATAGATGAGAGTCCATTCACAGTATATACACAGAAACATGCTTTGTAGATATACACTCTAAAGATAAAGTCAGTCTTGCGACTGCCTGTTTCAGGTATAGTCATAGGAAGGGTATACGCACTCTTTACGCACTATTGCGTATACATAGAGTAGACATTGCGACCATTTGTTTTAAATAGTATTAAATTGCGTATAGCGTAGTGATTAAAAGAAGACATATATGGAAAAAACAGCAGGCATACGCAAAGAAAATAAAGAGAACGCAGAACGGCATGCCACTTTCAGCACCTTGTTTTAGTATACGCACAATAGAAAATACAATACGCAGAACGGCATGCCACTCAAAGAGGACAGAATAGGACACCGTTTGTTATCGAACACATTATAATTCCAAGTCACCCGTCAATCCCCATCCATGAATCTGGGGAAGGACTGTATACTCTCATCACTATCGGACACCGTTTGTGAATGGCCATCTTAATGCTCACGCCTGTTACAGTAGATTTTCAGTAACGATACAGTAACGATACAGTAACACAAATACACAGTCGGCCTGCTCAAAGAGGACACCGAAAGAATCCTTTTTGCATTACGAAAAAGCGAAGGGGACCTGAGATGGGGGCGAGAGCAGGCCGCATAGGGACAGTCAGCTGACACACAGACTTTTCTCGGGTATATAAGTAGGCCTGCTTTCTAATCTATAAAGTGATTATACATCTACTCTATAGCTGGCCATACTCTAATCCCAACTCACAGACTGGCCCTTATCTCTTGTTTCTTATATGAAAAATTTTCTCGGATATTTTTGAACCCCCACCAAGTCGGCTCTCGGTCTATTCTATCTACACAGCAGGTGTGTCTTACACAGCATTGACAAACACATACTCACATGTTATAATAGTTATAAATATACACAAACACAACACAAAGGATTGTTTCGAGGTTGGTATACGACCCAATTAAGATATAGTCATGAATATATCACGGCCATGGATGGCCTCAGTTTTTTAGAGGTAGAAAAATGAATGTAGTATTTACAGAAAGCGCAGCCAATCAAGCAAAGGTAATACTTGCAGGTGAAGGAGATGATAAACTAAATGTTCGTTGCTTTATACAAGGTGGCGGCTGTTCTGGTTTTCAATACGGTTTTACTTTAGATAGTATTAAAGAAGATGATTGGGTATTTGAAACCAATGGTGCGAAGTTATTAATCGACCCTATGAGTGGTGTCTATTTTAAGGACGCTACGATTGATTATGTAAACGACCCATTAAAAGGAAGTATGTTTATAATTAATAATCCTAATGCCAAGTCTACTTGTGGATGTGGCTCAAGTGCGGCTTTTTAAACAAGAATAAAATTAAAGGAGTGAAGTAAGTATGGGTGTAGGAAGTATGATTGTGGCCACCTTGAGTGCCGGTATTGTAATTGGTGTAATAATGGTGTTGATAAATGAGTAAGGGAAGTAAAAGAAGGCCAATGAAAGTGTCTTCTAAGAAGTATTCAAGTAATTGGGATAAAATCTTTAAAAAGAAATCCGGGCGAGTTTCATTCTCCGAGCAGGACTTAAAGGTTCTTAATTGGGACGATGATTTTGAAACGACTTGCGGTGCTTTGTTTCATCCTGAAAACCCCTTATGTAATGGAATTAAACCTAAAGAAATAGGTGGAAGAAAAAAAGGTCTAGACCCAACGAGATATAACGATTGGGAAAAAGATGGACGATGTGTTGATTTTTAAATGGAGATAGTAAATGAGTGATTTAGATAATATAGATGATTTTGAAGATAAGACTGATTATGTTTTAGATACTAGTGGAACCAATTGTCCACTACCGATTATAAAGACAAAAAAAGAATTAAATGGTATGAAGATAGGTGAAACCTTAAAGATGATATCAACTGACCCAGGTGCGGTTGCTGATATACAGTCATTGTGTAATGCATTGCAACAAGGTTTAGAAAAGACTATTGAAGAAGATAACAAATTTATCTTTGTTATTCGTAAGACAACATAAATTTAGAGATTCTGTTTTTTATATATAGCTAGAGTCCCAGGAGAAAGGTTAGAGTATGAAGAATGTAAAGAGAACTCACGACAAGTGGAATCGACATCCGGTTACCGGCGAGTGGGAAACAAAAGAAGAATTTGATTATAGATTAAAGTCAGCAGGTTATGCTGGTGATGATTATGAGGAAGAAACCAATGAAGAAGATTAGTGATGAAGAATGGTTAAGTCAATGCATGGTAGAAGCAAACTGTGGCCATAATGATGGTTATACAATGCAATGGTATGCAGACCAAGTAAAGAAAACAAAACAAAAGATAATTAACAAACGAGATAAAAAGATACTCGGAATGAGGGCATTAAATATAAATGGGTTAACTGTTTTATTTGATGAATAGAGGTAGAAGACATGGCATACAGTAAGAAAGTATTAGACCATTATGAAAACCCTAGAAATGTAGGGTCGTTAGATAAAGATAGTCCTAATGTAGGAACCGGTATGGTTGGTGCTCCTGCATGTGGTGATGTAATGAAATTAATGATTGAAGTGGACAATGATAATAAGATTATTGACGCCAAGTTTAAAACCTATGGTTGTGGTTCGGCAATCGCTTCATCATCATTATTAACAGAATGGGTAAAAGGTAAAACCTTAACTGAAGCAAGTCTAATTAAAAATACTGAAATCGTAGAAGAACTTGCTTTACCACCAGTTAAGGTGCATTGTTCGGTTTTAGCAGAAGACGCTATTAAAACTGCTATTGCAGATTTACAAGGTAAACAAAAATCTTCTGGTAAATGGACACCCTCCGATACATAAATATAACTTGTAATCATTAAAAGGAGGTTATTTAATGGATACTCTTAAAACTTTAGTAATGGAATTATTTTCAAATCCTATGTCTTGGTCAATCAAGAATTGGATTACAGCAATTGTTATTGCTGTTGTAATACATCAATTCGTATTATAATAATTCTAAAGAATGATTAAATAATGATGAACCCTAGGAAAGAGGCTTCCTAGGGTTTTTTATTTGGTGGGGTATTAGTAGTAATTTCTTCTACTTCTAGGTTTTAGTCTAGTCTTTGATTCTGCTTTACGAACATTCTTTACATTCTGAGCATTTTTTCTGATTCTCTTTTGACAAGGTTTTTCATAATGTTCGATTTCTTTCAATCTTCTCATTAGTCCTTCCTTAGCAATTTTTCTTTTTAGTATTCGTAATGCTTGTTCCACATTACCATGTCTTACTTCTACTTTCATTTATTATCCTCAATTTCACGAATCTGTTTAATCAGATGGTCAAGATTATTGTCCACCTGGTCTAAATTAATTCGCACAACTCTTACACTACCTTGAACTCGGTCAAGTATCTTACCGATTTTGCCGGCAGTCATTAGTAATGCTAATATCACAACTAATTGTATGATTGTTAATATTAATGTTATATCCATTTTCTTCTCCTGTTAAATTCTTTTCTTTTCATGTAGAGAGTGCCGACATGAAATCGGCACTCGGACACACTATGAAATGTTGTCGATATGTTTTAGATTACAGATTGACTATCTTCATCATCCTCAATATCATCGGAATTATCATTCGTTTTTTCTAATAAATCTTCTGGATTAACTCCACTATCAATCTTAGTGTATAAATCCATGAACGATTCTTTTGTATCAGTATCGAAACGGTTTGTGCAAACTTCAACTGCCTTCAATTTGTTTTTGAAGATTGAATATGCCTTAGCAATGTGAACTAATCTTCTAGTAGAGATGATTTCATCAACCCCACCCTCATTGTAAGTTTTTCTGATTATGTCAGCCCAATTTACTAGGTTTTCAGCAAACGCCGAATCAGGAACATTTTCAGTTTCTAACATACCACTAATAATCTTAGTTTCAATTCTAACACTTGGGTAAGACTGTTCAAATGTAATTGGGAATCTTTCTAGAAACGCCTCATTAAGAACATTAGTCCCGATAAACTGACCGTCTTCAGAACCTTTACCTTTAGTATTCGCTGTTGCAACAACAGTAAAACCAAGTTTAGGTTTAATGAACTTGTTAATCTTCTTAACAAATACACCGTTGCCTTCAAGTATTGGTTGCAAACACATAATTTTATTACTTGCAAGGTCAATCTCATCAAGAAGTAAAACAGAACCTCTCTCCATCGCCTCGATAACTGGACCATTTTGCCAAACAGTCTGACCATCTCTCAATCTATATCCACCGAGTAAATCATCTTCATCAGTTTCAATCGTGATATTAACTCTAATCATCTCTCTTTTCTTTTCGGCACAAGCCTGGGTCACACCCAATGTCTTACCATTACCAGATAAACCAGTAATGAAGATTGGATAGAATTTTTTAGAAGCGATAATAGATTTTACAGAACTATAATCGCCAAAAGAAACAAAGTTAGGGTCTTTTTCAGGAACAATATCACCTGTCAAACTAGAAACAACATAAGCGGCCTCAGTTTTAGTTTCTGTATTATCAATTTTTTCAGTTTTAGGCGATTCGTATTGTTCAGCCGCTTGAACTAGTCTAGAAGCATGAACTTTAGTAATTTCACCTAATGCAGGCAACTTGAAAAGTGCCTTGCCCACTTTATTAGCAGGGTTTTTGACTAACCATTGAGGTGCATACTTCATACCGAAGGTAGAAGCAACCTCTTTCAATTGGTGAATAGTCAAAATGTGGTCGCCGTTTGAATTAGCGTCAAATTTTTCCATACAAGCGTCTAAAAATGCTTGTTTTTTATCGTTTGGTTTTGTCATAGTAGTGTCTCCGTCATTAAAATTCGTTTTTTTCATAGTTTATGTGTCCATTATAGGACATTTTGATACCTTTGTCAAGCTTTTTCTGCCCGAAATCCCACTTTTTTTCACTTTTTTCGCCAAATGCGACTTATTCTCATTAAAATTCATGATTATGCGACCTCATCAATGAAATTATTGAGTAGGACCCTAGATTTCAGTCTGCCGGTCATAGATTTTTTGAATAATCTCTTAATATCGGAAGTTTTAGCGTCCGTATCAAGACTAGACAAGTCAGCAGTTTCAACTCTAGTGTTGCCGACTGTAATAAAATACTTGTCATAACCGGTTTTCGGGGTTAAGTGAACATTATTTTTAGTTAAGTCTTTCATTACATCATCTAGGTCATAACCAATGTATCTACCTCTAGAATCATAGTTATCAATTGCCCAAGTTAGGTGTCTTCTAGACTTTTTAGGAATTAAGTAGAAACCAATGTTATTAGTATTGTATTTTTCTTTGATTACTTTAAGTAATAATCCAGTCATTGCTTCTGAACGATAATTAGTGTTCTTAGTTTCAAAGTTTTTACCTTTAACATTAATAATCCATTTACCTTCACCTCTTGTTTTAGATATTTGAGTTTTACCATCTGAATCTTTACTAACCTCATCAACAATACCGTCGCCACTATCTGAAGCACCATCAGTCAAAGTAATAAATGATAATTTTTCGATATTGTATTTAGACTTGAATTTTGGAATTAAGTCAATCATAGTAGCAAGTGCCTGATTTAAAGGAGTAGAACCTAATTGCATACATGAAGGCAAACTAATAGGACTTGCTAAATATTCACCATCTTCATTGAATTTTGACCAATCAATTATGTGTTGAGGACTATAACCTCTATAATCATATGATTCTAATGTTAAGTATAAGTTTAACATACCTTTTTCAAAATCTTGATTACTCATTTTGTGAGATATAAAGTTTACTAGGTTGAAACTACTGAAAAATATATCATTTGATTTCATGTCAAAAGATTTTGGTAAATTTCTCTCTCTTGAATCATAATCATATCTGTAATAATTACTGAAAGCGTAAACTTCAAATGGAATATTAATCTTTCTACAAAACCATGCAAGGTTCATCAACTGTTGGATAACAGAAGGTAATACTTCAGACATAGAACCTGACCAGTCTACTAGAATAATCATACCGTGATTTTTAGCGTCAGGTATAACAGTCAATTTTTTGAATATATCATCTGTAAACTTGTAGTTTTTGAGCAACATTGGGTCAATAACACCAGTCTTAGAAGTATTTGCTCTTGCATATGCATTAACAGACTTTTTCATTTCAAATTCTTTTACTAGATAATTAACTGTCTTCATACTATCTTTTTTGAATTTAGAATATCTATTAGTCATTTCAGATTTGTATCTTGAATTATTATCAACTTTATTACCGAAGTCTTTAAACCATTGTTTGTAAGTAATAATAGTATCTTCTAGATTTGGTTTAGGTAGATTTGCATACTGTCTTTGATTACTAGAACCAGTTTGAGTTAATTCTTGAACTGCCTTTTCAAATTGTTGGTTAGTAATACCGAAGTCATCATCCATATCTTGTGGTGCCATAGAAGCATTTTTCTTTAAGTTTTCTTCTTCCTCTAATTTTTCAAGTCTTTTTTCATATTCTGAATAAGTTTCATTTTCTTGTCTTTCTTTTGAATCTGAATCTGAATCTGAATCTGAATTACCATTAGTATCATCTGATTCTTGGTCACCATCTTCGGAACTATTAGAATCATCTGATTCAGAATTTTCACCATCAGTATTCTCACCATCAGTATTCTCACCAGCAACATTTTTTTCATTGTCTGATTTTTCATCAGGCATTTGAATATCACCGACATCCATCATTTGCTGTTGGTCTTTTTGTTTTTGATATTTAAGAATTTCTTTTGCAAGTTTTACAACATCATCAAAAGATTTAATCTTATCAACTTTTTTTACAATCTCTAATTCATCATCTGAAAATTCAATATCAAGTCTTTCTAATGATTTAGACCTCATATTGATTTTATCTAATACTGATAATTCGTTTATGTTATTGTCTTGAAGACCATAAAAGTTTGAATCATTAAGTTTATCAAAACCTTTTTTGTAATCATTGACAATACCTGGATATGCATTTTGCATTATCTTATCAATTCTAGTATCTTCTAGAATATTTACAGCCATTCTCAATCTGTCATCAGATGAAATTTCTGACCAATCATCAACTTTAGTATGTAATGCATGACCACATTCATGAGCAATCAACATATCATAGACATGTTTATCTTTAATTTTGAATATAGGTAATGTCAATACACGATTTGCAACATCAAATGAAGCAGTAGCAACATTATTGTGTTGAACAGTAATATTTTCAGTAGCAAGTAATTTTGCTAATTGAGATTTACTGTCTAAATTTAGTGTATCTTGGAAATCTTGTTTTTTTGTGTTTTTTATCTGTATCATGTATACTATTATAGGACATTACGAAAGCTTTGTCAAGCACTTTCTGCCCGCCCATCTTATTGATTTATAAAGGAAAAGTGAAATAATTATAATTAGTGTAATGAGAACGATTCTCATTTGGTCTAAATTGTTCAATATTTGCACGATTTTCATACTTATGAGCTTATCATACACGGCATAGTTTGTCAAGCTTTATTTTCACTTATTTTTCTTGTATAAATAGTAGTATGAGTAAACCAGTAGTTAGAGTAGGAGATTTTATACTGCCCCATGTATGCCCAACAGGAGGCCTACATTCCACGCCTTTTACAACAGGTAGCCTTAGTGTATTGACAAACGAAAGAGCTACTGTAACATTTGGTTCTTTTTCACTTTGTGGTGTTATGGCAATACCGGTTCATACTAGTATTTTAGTAAATGGCAAACCGATTGCAGTTTCAGGTAGTCCTACAACAAAACATGTGCCTAGAACAATAGACCCAGCAACTGGAAAACCAGCACTTAGCGTTGAGGTAGAAACTGTGCCTGGTGCTGGAGAAGTTACAACAGTAACTTTTGTAGATTGTTTTCCACCTACCTTTTGTGCTATGGGTTCTTTAAGTGTATTAGCAAATGTTAAGGGGGCATAATGGCAGAAGACCCAACATCAGTAGGAGAACATAATCTTTTTGGTTTTAAATATACAATACCTGAAGAAGATAATCCTTCTGAAGCTATAATAACAGCAGCTGGCGAAGATACAACTATTGAATATACATTCTCAAATGGTAGTCAAAGTGCAACATTAAATGTTGATAAGAACCAAAGTGGAATTGACCCAGATGTATATTTCAGCAGACAAGTAGCTAAGTTTGAATATATTGAAGAAGATTATTTAGAAAATAATCCTGGCACTATAAATAATATAATTATATCATATGTAGGAGTTTATTTTAGTGATGAAGTATTGGGACAAGCAACTCTATCAGATGAGGATATAGCATAATGGCATTAACAAAACGAAGTACAAAAGGAACAGCATTAACACATACAGAAATGGATGCTAACCTAACTCATTTAGGTGGCGATGGCACATATGTTATGCCTACAACTGATGGTGATAGTGGACAAGTCATGTCTACAAATGGTGAAGGTCAAGTTTCATTTACAACATTATCAGGTGTAACTGCTACAATATCAAATGCATATCCTGTAGGTTCAATTTATATGAACGCCAGTAATGCAACAAATCCAGCAACACTATTAGGATTTGGTACATGGACTGCTTTTGGAGCAGGTCGTGTTCTTATAGGTATTGATTCAGGAGATACAGACTTTGATACGGCAGAAGAAACCGGTGGTTCAAAAACTCACGCTTTAACAATTGGCGAATTAGCCTCACATAATCATACAGTAGGTTCTAATGATTCAGGCACAGGAACAGGTGGCGCCGCTGGTAATATGGAACTTGTTAGGGACGCTGGAACAGGTAATGGACCTGCCGTAACTTCTAGTACCACAGGTGATGGAGACGCTCATAATAATGTTCAACCATATATTGTTGTCTATATGTGGAAAAGAACAGCATAACCTGTATAAATAGTTAGCGATATGGCAAACTATGACGCTACAAATAATAACGAAACCAAAAGAGTAAATCGCCAGTATAAAGATTTAGACCTAGATTTTGGTTTAAATTCTGTAACTAAAGATGTTAATAAACTCACGGATGCTGAGGCAGTTAAACGAAGTGTTAGAAATTTAATTAACACTAATCATTATGAAAGATTTTTTAGACCTGAATTGGGGTCTGGTCTTAGAGGTTTATTATTTGAACCTGTAACAGAAATTATAACTCAATTTATTAAACAAAAAATTATTGAATTATTGAATTTTTACGAACCAAGAATTAGACTAACTTCTGTAATAGTAGATAATCAGATGGACCGAAATGCATATTCAGTTAAAATATCATTTAATATTGTAGGAACACAAACACCTATACAGGTAGAAACATTTTTAGAGAGATTAAGATAACATGGCAACATCAACAAGTAAAAGACTAGATGTATCTGATTTAGATTACGACCAGATAAGAAGTAACTTAAAACTATTCTTACAGAATCAATCAGAATATTCTGATTATGATTTTGAAGGTTCAGGTATGTCGGTATTGTTAGATTTATTAGCATACAATACTCACTACTTAGCATATAATGCCAATATGTTATCAAACGAATTATATTTAGATAGTGCAGACATTCGTAAAAATGTTGT